TTGACAACTTTTATGTTACCAACATTCATGATGAAGTTAAAATCAACATCATCTGGGTATGTACCCTCTACGTCAATAGAGAATGCATTACTTGTTGCGTCCTTACTGTCAATGACAGATAAACGAATTGCACCAGTTGTAGGTGTGATAGAAATCTCATCATGACCTAAAGCTGCGGCAGCACGTTTTACTTTTGACAACGTATCTGTATCTAGTACAAAATTAACTTCTGCTTCTGGCATGTTAATAGTCTTGCCAGGCGAGGTCAACATCTCTGGGTCAGAGAAGAAGTACTTCACAGAAGAACGTCCAGTTGAATCACCCACGGTTACATAGTCCTTTTCGAACTTGAGTCGTGGTGAGTCCACTAGGGACAAAACATTTAGAAACTCATTCAGGTCGTAGATTCCAAATGACTGTGGGAACTTCTCAGTGAGTTCAACAGTAGATAGAACATTACGTGCGACTGAAATAGTCTTCAGTTGATAACCTTCGGTTATAACGATGTTCGGGTTAATAGTAGAGTAGTTCTTGAGAACACTCAGGGTTGTGTCGGATAATTCCATAATATATTTCCTCTCGGTTTTCTAATTTATAAAGTGTATGATACCATACGTTTCAGTTAAAGTCAAGCTTTTATTTTACTAAAGTTCTTTTCTTTTACGAACTCAATCTTACGATGGAAATGTGCATCTTCGAGTTCGCTCTTATGTGAGATAACAAAAACGTTTGTATCTTCACCTAGTGTAGAGATAATCTTCATGAGGTTTTCAATACCCTCTTCATCCAGAGATGAATCAAAAGTTTCATCAAGGACTAGTAGATTGGTCGCAACACTATTCTTCATCTTTGCAATCTGTCTCCACGTAAATAGTAGGGACAAGTCAATCCGTTGTTTCTCACCCTCAGAGAATGAGTCATACGAAAAGTTATCACGATGTCTTGAACGAATAGTTTCAACGAAACTTTCATCCAAATCAAAGTGTACAAAGAAGTCTAGAATCTGTAGGTACTTGTTAGTCAACTGATTGATGACAGGTAAGTACTGTTTAATAATCTTGGTCTTAATACCAGTGTCTTTTAACAANTCTGCATACACTTGATTGTATGAGTGTTGTTCATTNAGTTTATACTTGGANTCTTGTANGTCTTCCTTATCAGTACGCAAAGATTCTAACTCAGTATTTGCTTCTGATAGGTCACCAGTACCCTCGTCAATCTTGGAAACCTCACCATTCAAGGTGTCAATGTTTCTATTGATACTCATAATCTCTTGAGTGTTTGCATCAATCTTAGATTGCCAATTGCGGATATGGTCTTGCATCTTATGAAGTTCTTCTAACTTTGCATCCAAGTCTGCTTTACGTAGACTGTGCATCTCTAATGCACCATTAATAGTACCCGCTTTTGTCTTACACTTGTTCAGATGAAACTCTTTTAGTTTCTGGTCGATGTCTTGGTCACAGGTAGGACATTTGTCATTCTCTTCAAAGAACTTTGCCTGTTTAACTACATCCTTCTGTTGTGCCTTAAATCCTGCCGCAAACTCACCCAGAGATGTTAGTTCCTTACCAACCTTGACAATCTCAGTAGTGACCTCTTTGGATGCAGTGACCTCTTCGGTAACCTTGGCATTTGCATCATTGAGTACACGAATGTCTTCCTGTAACTGTTTAATAGTATCTAACTTCTGTTTCTTCTGGTGACTGGATATTGCACTTAGGTCACGTAGATACTTTTTTTGTGCATTGATTTTGGTATCAACGAGATTGATTTGATGTGTGTTATTCGCAATCTGGTCTTTAAGAATAGACATCTTCTCTTTGAGAAGTCCATTCATCTTAGAGAACATATTGATGTCTAGTAGGTCTTCGATGACCTCACGTCTAGAACCACCCGCTAACTGCATAAACGGTACAAAGGACGAAGACCCTAGTACTACAATCTGGTGGAATGATTTGTGTGACAACATGAGAATGTTCTTCTCAAGCATCGATTGATATTCTTTTGCATGGGAGTCTTGGTTAACCATGTTACCATTGACCCATATCTCAAAGATATTAGGTTTGATACCACGGACAATCTTATAGTTCTGTTTACCAATAGAGAACTCAACTTCAACCAAAGTTCCCTTCTGGTTGATTGTGTTTACGAGTTGTCCCTTAGAAATCTTTCGATGGGGTTTACCGAACAGTCCGAACGACAATGCGTCCAACATAGTAGATTTACCCGCACCGTTTGCTCCTATAACCAGAGTGGTAGGTGTCGTATCAAAATCAACTGAGGTAAAGTTGTTTCCTGTAGACAGGAAGTTTTTAAATCTAAGTTTTTTAAATTTTATCATTGGGTAATTATACCACCTTCATCATATAAAGTCAAGTGTTTTTATTTCCCAATCCATAATAATATCTTTGCGATATACTCTGGAAAACACATTAAACGGAATCTGTTCAAATCCTCTTGCCCTTTCTAACATTGCCCCGTGATAGTCCATGTTACATGCGGCATAAATCGTACCATCATGCATTCTGCTATCAGTAGATGTACAGATATAGTCTGCATCAATCATCTTCATAGTTCGGGACACAAACCACGAAGTAATATTATACTCTTTACTATCTACCGCAAGTCTAGATATCTCATAGAACTTAGAGTAGTCATTGGAATCACANCCATAATAGAATCGTAACCATTTTCGGTCACACTTCTTTTGACAATAAGATGTGTATTGGATTGCACCTGTTAGATTTCCTTTCTCAAATAGACCATAATATTTGTAGTCGTGAACCACGTCATCGTGTTCATCATATATTTTACCAAGATAGTGATTGGATACAATTATAGATTTTGCATCTTCATATCCAATTTCATCTATAGTAAAATCACTCTTCATCAAACTCGTATTCACTCAGACCACACCAGTTACAAGGTTCGTCCTTCGCAACTCCCATCAAGGATGCCTCCACCGTACAGTAGTGTTCCCAATAAGGATAAGGGTGTTCTTTTTCCAAGTCTTCACCATAACGTCCACGGTCACGATTGCCGTCACCATTTAGTTCAGTCAAGTCCTGTTGTTTATGTTTCTGGTTCTTACCCCAGATAGCATCCCAACCATCACTGTAGTCTTTACCACCCTGTTTGGTCTGGATGGAGTCACCAGTTATATCGTTCTTTGTAGCCATTAGATAATTTCCATACTTTGTGCTTCTTTCATCAAGTGAGATATCTCTTTCTTGATTCGTCCTTTATCTAGGTCGGTTGTAACATTGTCAACGTAATCGTATACAAGTGTCTCGGTATCGTCAACATTTATGTTATCGTCCCCTACATTATCTCCAAGGAACTCTTTAAAGTCTTCCGCAATTTTCAGTTCATGAATCTTCTGTGATTGAACACGGTCAATGAAACGTTCGAACTCATACGGGTCACCTTTGTTAGTGACGATGACTTTGACAAACTTATTATCAAGATAAGAGAGGTCTTTAAACTTACGCATGTTCTCATGGTCATAATAAATCTTCTCATAGATTGTAATAGGATTGACAACGGGTGTTAACTCTCTTGTCTCGGTATCAAGTATATGAAAGTGTTTGGGGTCATTACAGTCGTTCCAGAAGAACTCCATCTGACTACCTAAGTAATGTATATTGTTTTGAGTTGACTTCGCATGGAAGTGTCCTGTCATTACCATATCAAATCGGTCAAAGTGTTTCCTATCCATACCTTCCATACAAGGCAAACCTTTGGACATCTCAAACCCTTGTAACTCAAGGTGAGCACCAACGATATCTGCTTTACAGTTTGCAAGGAACTCTAGTGACTCCTTCTCGTTTTCAGTATTAATCCAAGGGACAAGTGCAATTGCCATTCCATCATAATCTACCACTGTTGGTTTCATTACAAGATTCACTTCATTCATATAGTGACCTTGTAGTTCCTTCAGTGCGTTCAACTCATTGGTATTCTTATAGTACACGTCATGATTGCCAGGAATTATATCCATGGTAATACCAAGTTCACGCATAGGTTCTAGGAATATCTTACGATTATGTTGCAGTGCCTTAAAGTTGATTGTCTTACGGTTATCGTAGTAATCACCTAAGTGCAAGATGTGTTTGATATCATTCTCAATCAGATATGGGAAGAACACTTCACTATAGAAACGTTCTTGATAATCCATAAAGATATCAGATGAATTTCGACAACCCGCATGGGTATCGTTTAATATAGCGATTTTCAAAGTTGTGTACCTTTACTTAGTTTCAGTATCTTTCATTACAATTCTTATTGCGTCTGACATGGGCAATTTACCCGCAGAATTGTTCTGCAATTTGATTGCTTTTTTACGTAACTTTTTACGGTCTTTCTTTAGTTCTTTGTAATTCATCTGGTTATTATACTCCGTCTGACATAAAATGTCAAGTATCTATGAAGTCACCCAAGTCAGAGTCTACCTTTACAGTTCTTCTCTTGCGTTCCTTCTTAACGATTTCTTTCCATTCTTTATCTTTGTCTTTAATTTCATCAATACGAAATCTAAGTTGGTCAACAAATGCGGCAGCAACTTGTCTTGATTGTGCGTCACCTAACTCTTGGTCAAGGAAGTTCTCAATACCAGATTGTTCCATGTACTTCATTTTGATGTCTTGTTGTTTCTTTTCTTTCTCAATCCTACGTAGGAATGCAAACCAAGATATCTGTGTGAAGTATGCAAATGCATTAGGTTTACCAGTACGNGTTGCAGCTTCAATATTNTAGTTCTGAATNGCTTTTAGACANTTCTCTACTGCATCCATAACCATNTCTTCACGATAGGTGTAACGGACGAAGTTTGCCTTATGGGATAACCCCTCACAAATCTTCAGAAAACAGGTTGCAATATAATCTGGAATGATTGGTTGACCTTTACCCGATTCCTTTGCTTCCTGTACAGTAGTACAATAGTCAACAACTGCTTGTGAGAACTGTGCATTATTCACATAATGTGGTTTATCTTTTGGTTTAATCTTTACTGGACGTGCAGTATCTAGTGCCGAGTTTTCGTCTAATTCTGTTGTTTTAGTTTTACTTTTCTTTAAGGTCATTTGTATCTTCCATTATATGTCGTTGTTGACTGCTACTAAATCTGTGATTTCTACTATTATAGTACACCTCACGGGAATTGTCAAGTGTTAATTGTTTCCCAGTGAAATCTTTTTCTCTATACTCCTCTCCAATTATTCTGACATCATAGTGAACCAGTTGTAAGAGGTCTAGTAAGTCCGCTTCAGTACTATAGGGGATAATCTCATCCACGTACTTACATGCGTCTACTTGTATATATCTTTCTGTTATAGATTGGAGTGGTTTATTCTTTTCGGGTCTATCGATACTGGGGTCTACCTGTAATCCGACTATCAAGTAGTCGCAGACAGTCTTTGCTTCACGCAACATCTGAACGTGTCCCGCATGGAACAGGTCGAAGCATGAAAAAGTAATTCCGATTTTTTTTAAATTAGGGCTTGACAAAAGTTGTTTCTCAGTGTATAATAAGCTTAGCGTTCGGGGAGGCTGAATACTATTGTAACGTTGGCATTTGAAATACTATAGTTCCAGCAACACAATATCGGTTACCTTCGAATGGTAATGATACTGTTTCATGTAGTAAATGACTTCTAAAGATAATTAATTTTCCATGTTCAATTTTATGTGTATACCCCAACGTTGGAAAAAACAAATCAGAACATCCTTCGGGTGGGTCTATGTAATAACAAAATGACCATGTACTTGGCCAGTGGTCGTGGGGTGTGGTGATTTCTCCACTGACTCCATTTACTCCCCACATAGCATTACAATACTGTGTTTGTATATAGGATGTATTCCAAACTGGTCTATCAACCCGTGAATGATGACCCCACCATTCTTTCTGTATCTTTTCAGAAGATTCTTTACAGAAGTCTTCTACAATTACTTGTAGTTTCTGAAACTCAGGATACTTTAAAAGACTCAAGGTAACGTCTGATTTTACATTGGTTGTATGATGTAATTGGTCACCAATTTCCTCAATACGTTCAACCATCCTTCTATTCATATCTTCATCATCAAGTGTCTTGACAAAGAGATAATCATCGTGTTTATTTTGTAGTGTAATCATTATCGTGTATCATTGTGGGTTCTTTATGGTCACCCGAACCTTATCTTAGTGTATTTTAGTGGGGTCAGGGTCACCAAATAAATTGATAACATTACTACCACTATCCATTGATAAAAATTCTGTAAGAATGCCACCGTCATTATCTGCACGTGGTTTACGTTGTGCAAATCTTCCTTCGTGGACTTTATCTGCAATCTGTTCGTTAAATTCTTTTTCCCTATCTGCCGCCATCTGAGACATTTCTTTTACTGCGGTATCATATTGTAATACCAGAGTATCTGGTGGGAAAGCTATACCAACAACATTATTACCATTTAGTATAAGAATATCTTCGGGATGTTCTTGATAGACCATCCATGGACGAAAGGAATAATATTTAATACCCTCGCTAGTCTCTACCAATTTTAATCTCATNGCTTTTCTACAAACAATCTCAAGATGTCCTGCAAGTGATTCTTCGTTCCACTGCAATATCTCTGCAACGATTTCCTCACCAGAGGTTAATTTAAACTGTCTTAACTCGAACTCTTCTCTGTAACTCATAGTAAAATCCTTAATTTCTTTCTGTTATTTATCATCATTTTAAATTGAGTTGTACAATCTTATAAGGAAACTGTTCTTTGGTATATATCTTAATACGTTCCGCACTGTGTCGCAGTGTAAAGTTCTTATGACCCTTGGTATGTAAGTCATCCGCTATATCGTATAATTTGGTCACAGAACCGTTGTCAGACTTCCTCAGTCCTCGCCCAATCGATTGTAGTACCTTTACTTGACTCTTACTAGGGGATGCGAATACTATATTGTGCAAATTCCTAATATTAATACCAGTACTGAAAGTGCCCAAACTAGCAACAATAATTGCATTCTTTTGTCCCTCTACGATTCCTCGTATCTGTTCTCTGTCTTTTGCCTCAACCTCACCACTCACATAATACACTGGTCGGTCACCCGCTTTATCCTTAATCATATCAAACAAAGGTTTACCATGTTTCTCTACGAATTGGAATAACACCAGAGAATTACCCTTCTGGTCTAGTGCAAGGTTACTTATAAGTTTATTACGTTTCTCATTAGTAACAATGTAATCAAGTTCTTCTTGGTAAGTTGCCTCTTTATACTTGTGACATATGTCATTATGGTAACGAAGTAATAATATAGTAATGTCTAGTTCTGCAAGTCGTTTATCTTTTTGCAGTTTTGCGGTGCTAGTCACCGTATTTACAGGCCCGAATAAACCTTCCAATACAAGTTTGTTGGTCTCAGTACCATCCAGTGTACCAGTCGTACCGTATCGATACTCTGCATTAACACACTTATTCATAATACCCGATAGGGACTTTGCCTTGAATAGATGTACCTCATCTCCAAATACACACCCCATAGTATCGAACCAGTCCTTAGAGAATCTATAGATGGATTGCCATGTAGATATAATGATTGGTTTATCTGTACTCTTGTCCTTACCACTATATATGCGATGTACATTTTCTTTTACATCATAACCATAGTCTTCAAAGTCTTTATACATCTGTTCTACCAGACTTGTTGTCGGAACAATAAGTAGTACTTGTTTATCATGATTGTCTAGATACCAACGCATCAAGTTATAGATGATAAACGATTTTCCAGAACCAGTCGGTGATAGTAGGAGTGCCCTTTTCTTTTCGATACCATGGGTAATCGCATCATACTGATAATCATATAATGGAAATGGTAGGTTAAGTGTATCTTGAAATTTAATAAGTTCTTGGTGTTTGACTTGATTAGTCAATGCGGGATGACCGTAATCCGTCTCTTGTAATTGAAGAGGGTACATACGGTCAGAACA